AGCAATCAATCCAGCAAGGTTCACTGAGTGGGTACTAAAGCAAAACAAAAAAATTGATCACTGGTGTAAAGATAGTGTTTACACTGAATACTTGATGGATTATCTTAGAGTAGAAAACATCAATGATGCACTAGCTCGTGCCATGGAGTTTGGAATTGACTGGGCTGAACAGTCAGGACATCCAGCAGAAGATTGCCTACGTTTTGGCAACACCAATGCCATGGTTTATGCTGTAACCGCAGGCCGTATCAGTCCTTGGATCATTTACAATAGTGAATCAGGACAAAAGTTCTTGGCCGATCTAGATGCCACACAGGTAGCAATGGTATGGCCTTACATTGATGCAGACTTTTGGATGAAAAAGTTTCGAGACTATCCAGCAGACCAAGAGTATGCTCGGGATATATTACAGAAAGCAGGATGGTAATGAGCGCAGACATTGACATTGACCTAGCTGACAGAGATCAGTTACTGAAATTAATTCGCGCAACACCGGCACGACAATTGCATCAAGGACAGGTAAGAAAACATAACAGCGGTGTATATGTCACTGACATTCCGTATGATCCTGTTAATTCTTGTGCCGCAATAGATTACGAAACAGCAGAACAGTTAGGATATTTTAAAATTGATCTGTTAAACATGAGTGTTTATCAGTTGATACAGAGTCCTGAGCATTATGAAGAAATGTTGGCAAAAGAACCGCCTTGGTCACGCTTATGGACTGATTCGGTGTGGGCTAAACAATTGGTACACGTGGGTAATTACACAGAGTTATTAAAGGCAATGAAGCCAGATTCGGTTCCGAGGATGGCGGCTTTTATCAGTATCATACGCCCAGGAAAAGCGCATTTACAAAACAGACCTTGGGCAGAAGTATTTGAGTCAGTATGGGACGGCGACGATAGTAAAGGTTTTGTGTTCAAACATGCACACGCTATAGGCTATGCAGCCTTGGTGGCACTACATATGAACCTACTTAATCAACCCGACGCACAAGTGTAATTGATTTGCGTTTGGATTTTTTGCGACTCATCTCACTGAGACTGTAAACTGGGCCATGTAGAATTTCTAAGTCTTTGTTGGTAAAAGTTTTTAGATAGGGTTTAAATAAATCCCAGTCGCCTTTGAGGAATATGTTGATAGGTACGCTGCGATTGCTTTCCCACCACCAAATGTTGGCTAATTCTAAAAAATGACGCTTGAGATCAATATCTGAAATGGCACCAAAGTCGTAGATAGTGGTTATTGCATCATCTTGATTTTGTATAATACCTACGTATTCTGTTGTGGCATACACACACAAGGTTATAAATGGGTACTTTTCCGCTAGTTTTTCAAAAAAATCATTATTCATATCTACGGATATTTACCAGACCATTTTGTCGTAGGGTTCCAAAGGCACTAAATATACTGTATGTATTCCACCCAAGCCTATATCTATCAGCAGATCACTCGAGTGTTGCTCATGGACACTGGTGCGGGCGAAACTTTTATCTATAGGTATGATCCTGTGTACGCAAAATCTTTAACCATAAACAAAGGTGTTGACAATGTGCTGTTGTTTGAGTTCATTAATCAACAAGAAAAGCCTGTTAATATTACAGGTAGCACGTTTTTATTTCGTGCAATCAGCACCGACGGCGCAGAAATTTTAGTTGAAAAGCCAATGGTTATATTAAATGCCGCGACCGGTCGTGCCAAAGTTACTTTGTCAAGTGCAGATTTGTTAGAAGTGTTAGCACAACCGGCCAATTATAGTATTCAACGCACCAGTGGCAATCTGACAGAAGCCGTGTTTACCAACGCTCAAGCTGGCGCCCGTGCTCCAGCTAATATTGTGGACTCGATATTGCCACAGCACGTTCCAAGTGCACCGCTTACGATACCCACTATTAAACTCAGTGCCCAAGCCAGTTTAGACGGCACAGCCTGGGGCAGTTATAGTCCCGGCACTTACTGGTCTGGCAATCCCAACGGTGGTAACTACTGGAATAGTTTTGCCAACACAGAATTTTACAGCAGTTTTATTGAGCCTGTTAACGCAGTGACCACTGTGCAAATGACTTTGGTAGGATACACAGGTACAATTAAAGCTCAAGCCGCAGAAAATTACCAAAGCGTGTTTTACAATGTCACAGAGTCTACCACCTACTACAACGAAACTCGCACCATTTACATGAATATTATAGGATGGTATCCTATACTTCGGTTGTGTTTTAACAATAGTATATTTGCTGTTCCAACACAACCGGGCACTCCAGCCATTGCGTATGCTACCACCGAAAATGGCGTAGTTACCGGCGTCACAGTAACCAACGGTGGCAGTGGATATCTGGCACCACCGCAAATTAATTTCATTGGTGATGGTGCTGGAGCCACTGCCGAAGCCACTATATCTGGTGGTGTAGTTACCGGCATTACGGTGACCAATGGTGGCAGCGGTTACTGGTATTTGCCCAATGCAGGCATGGGCGCTGGCGTGTTTCCAAATAACCCCAATCAAACTGGCGCGGCAGTCATAATCAGCACCGGCTATGTGGTTGATCTACTGTACAGATAAACCAAACTCTCTTGTGATTTATCAATAAATCTGCTATAATTGCAGTATGATTGATGTGGTCTCTTTTTTACCTGCAAAACGAAAACAAACCAGTTCGGGCTGGATAAGTTTCAACGCACCTTGTTGCATTCATCGCGGCGACACACAAGACAAACGACAACGTGGCGGTATCAAACCCAGCCCAGATGGCTCGTGGAGTTATCATTGTTTCAACTGTGGCTATACTGCTAGCTTTGTGCTGGGACGTAACCTAACATTCAAAGCTCGCAAGTTATTGGAGTGGTTGAATGTGCCTACAGAAGAAATTGAACGTATTAATCTTGAGAGTCTCAAACACAAGAGTATAGAAGGCTTACTGGGCGAACGACAAGAAGTAATACAACGATTACAGTCAATTGAATTTGAAGATCGAGACTTGCCAGCCGAAACACAAGAGTTAAATGAACTTGCCAAAGAATATTTACAAAAGAGATGTGTTCCGTTGGACTACCCGTTTTTATATAAAACAATGCCAAGACGCGGTGTTGTAATTCCCTTTACGCACAACAATCAAGTGGTAGGACATACTACACGATTCTTAGACGACCGCACACCAAGGTACATTCAAGACATACAATCTGGATATGTGTTTGGCACAGACTTGCAAAAGTCTAACTGGCAAACAGCAATTGTGGTAGAAGGTGTATTTGATGCACTCAGCATTAACGGACTTGCGGTGTTACACGCCGAAATCAATGATGCACAAGTCCGACTGATACGCAGTTTGGGTCGTGAAGTTGTTGTAGTACCAGATCAAGACGAAGCTGGTATGAAGCTGGTGGACCGTGCGGTAGAACTAGGCTGGTCGGTAAGTATGCCCGACTGGCCCGCGGGTGTTAAAGATGTGAATGACGCTGTAATTCAGTTGGGCAGACTTGGAACTTTGCTAACTATAATGCAGTCCCGAGAAACCAGTAAAATTAAAACAGAACTAAGGAAGAAACAACTTGTTAAAAGACTACGGACTTGACGTCCAAAAACTATTCTTAGAAATGATGTTGCAAGACGCAGAATCATATGTGCGTGTACAGAACATTTACAATCCTGAAAACTTTGATCGCAGTCTCAGATCTGCTGCTGAGTTCATTGCTAAACACAGCGATCAACACAAGACACTTCCTACCACAGAACAGATAGCTGCCAGTACTGGTATCAAACTCAATACCATTCCAGACTTAAACGAAGGGCACTTTGAGTGGTTCATGGACGAGTTTGAAGGCTTTACCCGTCGTCAAGAACTAGAACGTGCAATTTTAAAATCAGCAGACTTGCTAGAGAAGGGCGAGTATGATCCTGTAGAAAAATTAATTAAAGATGCGGTACAAATATCACTTACTAAAGACATGGGCACGGATTACTTTAGTGATCCTAGTGCTCGCATTAACAAATACTTCAATTCGGGTGGACAAGTAAGCACAGGCTGGCCACAAATGGACAAAATCCTGTATGGTGGATTCAGTCGCGGCGAACTTAATATCTTTGCAGGTGGTTCGGGCTCGGGTAAATCGCTTGTTATGATGAATATAGCATTGAGTTGGTTACAAGCTGGACTCAGCGGTGTGTATATCAGTTTAGAACTCTCAGAAGAACTATGTGCGTTGAGAACTGATGCCATGCTGGCAGGAATGAGCACAAAAGAGATACGTAAAGACATTGACCAAGCAACACTCAAGGTTAAATTGGTGTCAAAGAAAACCGGACAATATCGTATCAAAGCCTTGCCAGCACAAAGCAACATTAACGATATCCGCAGTTATATCAAAGAAGTTCAGGTGCAAACAGGAATCAAGGTAGACTTTATCATGTGTGACTACTTGGACTTGTTGATGCCGGTTAGTGCCAAAGTTAGTCCCAATGACTTGTTTGTCAAAGACAAGTATGTTTCAGAAGAATTGCGTAACTTGGCCAAAGAACTTAATGTGTTGTTTGTGACAGCTAGTCAGCTAAATCGTAGTGCGGTAGAAGAAATTGAATTCGACCATAGTCATATTAGTGGTGGTATTTCAAAGATCAATACCGCGGATAATGTGTTTGGTATCTTTACCAGCCGAGCCATGCGTGAGCGTGGCAAGTATCAAATTCAATGTATGAAGTCGCGAAGCAGTACAGGTGTTGGTATGAAAATTGATTTAGACTACAATATCGAAACCATGCGTATCACTGACCCTGGCGAGGAAGCCGGCCCGGTTAATTCGTTTGCTAAAGGTAATTTGCTCGACAGCATCAAAGCAAAAAGCACAATGATCAATGGGACCGAGCCAGTGGCACATCTTGAAGAAACAGGTAAGATTACTGCGGATGTGCAAAGTGCTAAACTAAAACAATTACTAGGACAAATTAAACAATCATGAACTTGATTTGTTTCCCACATTATACCTGCGGTGGTCTTTTAACAGATATGTTTGAACAAACGTTTTCTGACGTAGGCCCAAATAGCGGACTTATGTCGGACAATCACGATTTGGCCAAGATTGGCGATTCTGACACTGTATTTGATAATTATGATCCGGACAAATTTTTGTCAGTTATAGCCAAACTACAAAAAAAAAGCAACCCAGACACCTGGATCAGCACTCATTGTTGGCCTGGTACAGTAGATGTAACATTGTTCAATCAGGTCATTGTAGTTACCACAACAACATATCGCAGTAAACTATATCGTTGGTTGCGAGCCTATCATCATTATTATAAAATATCAAAGCCATGGCTTGACTGTGTGGAACAGGCTCGCTCTGACAAAGAACGAGAAACTGCTAAAAATTATCTTATTCCTTTTTTACCAGTGTTTAACAATAATATTGTGAATATTGAGTTTGCAGAAATTGTAGAAAACTCTGTTGAATTTCAAAAATTAACTCAAGGATTAGATGTACGCGGTCACATAGAACAGTGGAAATCTTTAAATTATTTTTTATACGATGATAATATCTGGAATAGTATACCATGTCGTCGATTCTATGAAGCAGAGCTAGAAACTCAATTAGCTAAATTTTATATCTATGAATAGTATTTTTTGTTTTGGCGACGGGTATGCACATGGCCATATATGGCCCGAATGGCCACAAATTTTACAGGCACTTTTACCTAATTATCAAATAATAATTTCTACGGGTATTGGCGCCGGAAATGAGTTCCTAATTGATATGCTACTCCAACAAGGCAATCAAATAAAAGATCAAACAGTAATTTTTCAATGGGCACAAACTGGAAGATTTGACAAATTAATAGAAGATAAAAATTGGCTCGATCGTGCCGCTAGCGATCCAGTATACCATTTTAATCTGTATGAATCTGCTCACGGAACCTGGTGGTTATCAAGTGCTAGTTGCGATGAAAAAATAAAAGAATATCACGATTTTTTTGTTCAACCCAAGCAAGAAAAATTACGGTTAGGTAATCAAAAAACACTAGTAGAAAGCCATCTTAAGTTGCACAAGTGTAACTATCTATTTGTTTCTACCAATGATCAAGAAGTATTTTGTTCTACTCATTTTAGAAAGAATTTGAGAGGAAAAGAAGTTCAGCCAACGCCATTATTACATTTTTATTATATAAAAGAAATACTTGACCCTGCATTAAACCTTAATATTGATCCTGCTCGTTATAACAAGTTAGAAATGCTAATTGAACAGCATAATTGGCAAGCGTATGACCCAGACCGAGAAGAGATTTGGAAAAAATTGTCAGATTTTTAAATATCAATTGTTAGCCAAAATACAATAAATAATAAAAAGGTTCTGGCCCAAATGCAAAAGAAAACTCGTAGTTTATTAGAAGAATTAGACTCAATGTATATTGAGCGCGATCAGCGCCATGTCATTGAAAACCGCGCATCTAATGTGATAGCCAGTGCTATACGCTTGTTGGAGCAGATCGACGAAAGTTACAGCGCCGAAGATGCTCAAAACTTACAGCGTAAACTGATCAATGCCATTAATCAGCGTGATCCAGGCAAATTTACCCGCACCGTGAGACGCACCGATGCAAATTCATGAAATAACTTTAGTCCAAGAGGGCATTGGCAGCGATATTAAAAATGCTGTAGTTGCTCCCTTTCAGAAAGCCGCCGCAGTAATGAACACTCCGGGCGCAATGACCAGTGCCCGAGGCTACGGTGGCGCAATGGACAAATATTATCAAGGCCAAGTTACTAAAAATCAAGTAGGTATAGATGCACAAATAGCATCTCGATTAGCTCAACAAACTCAACAACGTGCCAAACAGTTAGCACAGCAATGGATTCAACAGGTTCAAGCTAAAAAGCCCACAGGTCCAATAAGGGCCGCATCATCGGCACCTACACCATTAAAGCCCACTGGTCAATATGCCACTAGCAAAAATGCTGGACAAGTGGTTAACCCAACTCCGGCAGGTGTATTGCCCGAAGCAGTTGCTGGAGCACCAACGCCAGCTGAGTTGGCCAAGTATCAACAAAAAGTAGCCGCCGCATCCGCTCCTAAAACTGGGGTTGGTGCTTTACCAGGAGCCAAGCCTCCACCGCCCGGGAAGGTAAACCCTGCTGTAACTGCCAACCCAAAAACTGTCATGACCGGTAATCGTGCCAACGAATTTAAAGCATGGGTAGACAAACAACTGACCAGTCAAGTATCTGGTACCAATCAAACTGTTAGTATGGCACAGGTACGGCAAGATCCTGAAACTCTAAAAAAATTAAATGCGCTGTTGCCAACAATTATTATGAAAAATGACCCGGTTGCCATAGAACAGTATCTTACAATTGCTATGACCGCTATGCAAAAGTTGTCAGCTCAGATCAAACAACAACAAAAATCTGCAACTCCTACGGGCAGTGTTAGGATGCAAGTTACACCGATATCACATATTGTGACCCCACAACAGATAGAACAAATCAAAAATATGGCTGCACAAGACCCAACCAAGGCATATGAAATCAAAAAAACGTTGGGATTAAGATAATGCAAGATGTATTTGAGGGCGGCAACGTATTCAAGAATCAACAAGGCCAAGCATTAACACAGCGCATCAATCAGACTGATGTCAAGACTACGTTGGCATGGCTCGAGGAAATGTTGCCTGGATTAGATTTACAAAATAACACGTTGGGGTCAACTGGCATTAAAGACACCAGCGGCGATTTAGATATTGCTGTGGATGCCGGTCATGTTACCAAAGAACAAATGGTAGCACAGCTCTCGCGATGGGCACAAAGCCATGGATTCAAACCTGAAGATTATGTAAAAAAATCTGGAACTGCTGTGCATTTTAAAACACCCATTAACGGTAATCCTAATCAAGGATATGTTCAAACAGACTTTATGTTCCTTAACGATGTGCCCTGGAGCAAATTTGTCCTGGGTGCAATGCCATTGGATAGCAAGTATAAAGGTCGTGAGCGTAATATACTAATGAACAGCTTGGCCAAAAGCATGGGCTACAAACTAAATCAAGTAAGTGGCATTGCCGATCGTGTGACCAACAAAATTATTACCAATAACCCGGATGAAGTTGCCAAACTTTTATTAAACCGAACAGCCACACGTCAAGATCTGGCCAGCGTAGAAACGATACTACAAGCACTCAGCACAGATCCCAAGCGTGATGCCAAATTGGCCGACTTTAAACAACACATGGAACGCGAAGGCCTACCATTCATGGAAAGTGAACTACCTCCAGTTACTGGATATACAGAAGTAAACTTCCTGGCTCGCCTGCGTGATCGCATTGTGAACCAAGGCATGCAGGTCATTGTTGAAGCTGAAGTGCAAGGCGGCCGTGCCAAAGGCATTGAACACCTTGAAGATTATGTGTTTCGCAATGGCAGTGCCGGCATTAAAAAGGCGCTAGACATTGTAAAACACACTGCCGCTGACACTGGTCGAACCACCACAGTCAAATGGGACGGTAAACCGGCACTGGTATTTGGTCGCAACCCCAACGGAACATTTGTCCTGACTGATGTATCGGGTTTTACAGCTCGGGGATATGATGGCTTGTTTACTAGCCCACGCCAGGTAGCACAACATTTAGAACAGCGTGATGCTGCTGCAGAAGCCAACGGTCGATCGGCCACTCGTGTCGCAACCCTGTTGCCTATATATCAACAGTTATGGCCCATGTTGGAAGCCGCCGTTCCTAAAAACTTTAGAGGGTACGTACAAGGCGATTTGTTATATACCCAACGGCCACCCGAACAAGCTGGTAATTTTGTGTTTACACCCAACACCATAGAGTACAAGATCCCTGTGGCCAGTGACGTGGGTCAACGTATTGCCCGCAGTGAAGTTGGTATTGCCATGCATACCCGCTATGCCGAACCTGGTGCACCCAAAGAACCCATCGGTAACATTGACTTTAAACGAGTGCCTGGACTGCTGTTGCTAGAACCTGTGTATGCTAAAGAAAATGTACGGCCCAATCGTCAATTGGTACAGCAAGTACGAGATATCTACAACAACCAAGGCGCCGCCATCGATCAATTGTTTGATCCTGCCGAATTGCGGGCCTCACAGATTACTGATCTGCCCTCACTGTGTGTAGATTATATCAACAGTCGTGTGGGTGGCGGATTTGATAATTTATTGGCACAATTTGGTACATGGTTACAGCAACGAGTCACTCCTAAAAAGTTCAACAACATTGTAGAATATCTCCAAAGTCCCCGTAGCAATTTAGATGGCATGGCCGCGGCATTTACTGCCTGGGGATTACTGCACGACATCAAGATGGACATCCTACAACAATTGGATCTACAGCACCCTGGGCAAGAAGGCTGGGTAATGGCCACTCCGGGCGGCATGGCCAAAGCTGTAAATCGGTTGGCTGGTGGATTTACTGCGGCAAATCGTGCTGTAAATAACCCAGAATTGACCGCAAACTCCTGATTTTTACCAAAAGGTATAAATAAAAGTAGGCCCACAGTGGCCATATATTAAGGAGATTTAAAATGGCTTATATTACCGTAGTTTCTGGTGGATCACAACCAGTATTTGCATTAG